TACCCATGATGATCCGCCAATTAGAGGATTTGCAGACACTATTATTGAGTGGGACGGAAAAGAAGTAATAGGTGAAGTAAAATCTGCTAAACAAGAAATTTTTGATATTAGACAAGCGGAAATGCAAGGTTTGCCATACCACAAAATTCAACTACTTCACTACATGAAAATCAAAAATGCAGAACAAGGTTTTTTCTTTTATGAAAATAAAAATGATAATAGCTTTTTGGTTATTCCAATTAACATGGATGAAAAAAATTCTAAATTAATTAATGATGTTTGGGATTGGATGAGAAAAGTTTATGCTGCTTACGAAGCAGGCACTTTGCCCGAAAGAACATTTACTAAATCACAATGGGCATGCAAAGGTTGTCCAGTAAAGAAAATTTGTTGGGAAGATAAAAAAGATTTAGGTGAAATTTACATAGAGCCTTTGGTGCTTGAAAAATGATATGTGCATACGATAATTGTAAAGGAATAAAAGAATTTGAGCCAAAAACTCATAATCAAAAATATTGTTCTGATGAATGTTGTCGTATTGCAACAAATGAAAAACTTAAGCAAGCATACTATGAAAAGAAAGCAAGACTTGCAGGTAAACAAAGAATTTGTAAAGCAAAAGGATGCAATGTCATATTAAGCAGATATAATAGCGGGAACATTTGTGATAAATGTGTGGGTGCGGAAAAAGAAAAAGAAAGAAAAGCTTTGATAGAAATGGTAAAACGTGTCTCTGGCTAAACTTGCTCGCCCTTCAGCGCATAAAGTCCTAGGCATAGATGCTAGTACAAACAGCTTGGCTTTTTGTTTAATGAATGAAAAAACTCCAATAAAATGGGGGGAAATTCAATTTGATGGATCAGATGTTTATGAAAGAATCCTTGATGCAAAACGCAAGATTAAGTCTTTTAAAAATGAATTAGATACAGATTTTGTTGTTATTGAAGCAGCCATTTCTGTAAAGTCAGTTGCCACGGGAATGAAAATGGCATACGTTTTTGGTGCTATAATGGGAGAGTTACTTAGTGATAATGTGGAGGTTGTTGAAGTTCATCCAATAACTTGGCAATCATATTTAGGCAATAAAAATTACACTAAGGCTGAAAAAGAGGCAATTAAACTTGAGTTCCCAGGAAAATCTGACAACTGGATTAAAGGAAAAATCAGAGAACGCAGAAAACAGCGTACTATTGATTTTGTTAGAACGCTGGGCATTAAAACTGAAAGTGATAACGTCGCTGATGCAGCGGGAATAGCGTGGTATGCAGTAAATGAAATTATATGATAGTAAAGATTGGTGCTACAAAAGATATGTAGTAGAAAAGAAAAAGATTGTTGATATGGCAATGGAAGCTAGATGTTCTCATATGACTATTCAAAGATCTTTGGAAAGATTTGGCTTAATTAAAAAACCTAGAAAATGGACTAAATAAGTGAAATGTTTGGTTACAGGTGGCGCTGGTTTTATTGGATCGCATATTGTTGATAAACTTCTAGATCTTGGTAACGATGTTATAGTTATAGATAACGAATCATCTTTGTCAAATGATAAATTTTACTGGAATCCAAAAGCAAAAAATTATATTGAAGATGTTTCTAATTATTCTGCCACTAAGCATTTATACAAAGATGTTGATTATGTTTTTCATCTTGCAGCAAAAGCAAGAATGCAACCAGCAATCAATGACCCTATAGAAACTGTAAAAACAAACACACTTGGAACTATAACATCTTTAGAGTGTGCAAAAGAAAACAATGTAAAAAAATTTATTTATTCATCAACTTCATCAGCATATGGGAATAATCCATTGCCACAAACAGAATCGTATCCAAATGATTGTTTAAATATATATTCGTCTTCAAAAACTGCAGGTGAAAATTTTTGTAAAATTTATTCAGAATTTAATGGATTAAAAACAATCATATTAAGATACTTTAATGTTTATGGAGATAGGCAACCATTAAAAGGAGATTATGCTCCAGTTGTGGGGTTATTTTTAAAACAATATAAAGAAGGAAAACCATTAACTATTGTTGGAGATGGAACGCAAAGAAGAGATTTTACAAATGTTTTTGATATAGTAGAGTCTAATATATTAGCAGCCACATTACAAGATTTAAATTTTGGATCAATTTACAATGTAGGTTGTGGCAAAAATTATTCAATTATTGAGATTGCTAAAATGATATCAAACAATATAAAATATATTGAAAAAAGGCCAGGGGAAGCAAAAAATATAATGGCTGATACAGAAAAAATTAATATGGATTTTGGCTGGAAACCAAAAGTTAATTTGGAAAAATGGATTATGGAGAATAAATAATGTTAAAACCAGTATACACAGATGCTGAAGCATTTAGTTGCAACGATTTATATTTACATTCTACAAGCGCCCCCTCTGGCTCTAAGATATGGGATGCTTGCCATGAAATTGCACAATTATTAATTGAAAAAAATATATCTTACGGAGACTCAGCTTTATCTCCAAATAGAATATTTGCTCAATCTGACAATGTTGAGCAACTAAAAGTAAGAATTGATGATAAGTTAAATCGTGTAAAAAACAATCAAGGATTTGCTGGAGATAATGATATTGATGATTTGATTGGTTATTTAATCTTACTTAAAATTGCTATTGACAAAAAGCAGTCTAAAGAGGTATAATTATTTAATGAATAAGATGCCAAGATATAAGGGTTCTAATTCTCAAGCTGATCAAGAATCTTTTGTGTTAAACATGCTTCAATGGAAAACAAACGGTTATTATCTTGAGGTCGGGGCATTTGATCCTTTTATCACTTCCAACACATTCTGTTTAGAAACAGAATTTAATTGGTCTGGAATTGCAATAGAAATAAAAGAAGAATGTGCTGTTAATTTTAAAACAAGAAATAATCCTTGCCTTTTAGCAGATGCAACTATAATTAATTATTCAAGCTTATTAAAAAAATATAACGCTCCAAAAAGAATTGATTATTTGCAAATAGATATTGATCCACCTTCAAATAATTTATTGGTTCTTCAATCAATGCCTTTAGAAGATTATAGATTTTCAATAATTACTTTTGAGCATGATTTGTATTTAGATGAAACAAATAGATTAATTAAAGATACAGCAAGAAATATTTTAGAAGATTACGGGTATCGTCTTGTAGTTGATAATGCTCAACACGAATGGAGATCTTTTGAAGACTGGTATGTTGATCCAAGCTTTATTTCTGAAGATTTGTGGAAACAAGTAGTTTCAAATGATATAGATACAAGAGATTTGTTTATAGGGAGAAATTAATGCCAATATATGAATATAGCTGTATTAATTGTGATACAACAGAAGAAATAACAAGAAAGTTTGATGATCCAGAAATTTTACCGCAATGTTCAATTTGTGGATATAAAATGGCAAGAGTTTATACACCAGCAGGAATTCAATTTAAAGGATCAGGGTTTTATAAAACAGACAATGGATAAAGGAAAAAAAATGGAAACAATTAGGCCATGGGGATTATATAGGATTTTAGAAGAATCAAGTGCATACAAAGTTAAATATCTTTGCATAGAACCAAACAAAAAACTGTCTTATCAAAGTCATACAAAAAGAGCAGAACACTGGTTTATTGTTTCTGGTAATGCAGAAGTAACAGTTAATGATCGTAAATTTTTAGTTGGACCTGGTGATTCAGTTGATGTAGAAATTGGTGGAAAGCATAGAATAGAAGCTGGCGATGAAATTGTAGAATTTATTGAAGTACAAACAGGAACATATTTTGGAGAAGATGATATAACACGTTATGACAATCCCTATGACACAGAATGAATTAGAAGTAGCAGGTCAATTTGACCAAATGAATAAAGTGGTTGAAGAATTACTTAAGGGTAATACTCCCGCCCAAATAGCACGTAATTTAGAACTTACTCGTGTTCAAGTTGATACTCACATAAGCACTTGGAAAGAATTGGTTCAAGACAATACAGCTATTAAAGCAAGGGCTAAAGAAGCATTAGCTGGTGCTGATGAACATTACAGCATGTTAATTAAAGAAGCATGGCGTACAGTAGAACAAGCAGATGTACAAGATGCACTTAATGTAAAAGCACAGTCACTTAAACTTATTGCAGATATTGAAGCAAAACGTATTGATATGCTTAATAAAGCGGGAGTTCTTGAAAACGATTCTATGGCTGATCAAATTTTAGAATCAGAAAGAAAACAAGAAATCCTTATTGGAATACTTAGAGATGTTACTTCTTCATGTGATCATTGTAAATGGGAAGTTTCAAAAAGACTGTCTCAAGTTACTGGTCAAGTTGAAGCAGTGATAGTAAATGAATGATTTTAACGTATTTTTAGATGCTTTAAGTGGAGATGATTTTACAGAAAAACCAGCAAATCTTGAAGAATTTGTAACAAGTAAAGATTACTTGGGTTTGCCACCATTATCTAAATATCAATATGAAATGATTCGTGCATCAACACAAATTTATAAGCGTGATACACTTTACAATATTTATGGAGAAGAAGAAGGCGAAAAAATTTGGAAGCAAACTTGTTCTGAAGTTATTTTACAACTTGGGAAAGGTTCTGGTAAAGACTATACTTCTACAATTGCTTGTGCATATATGGTGCATTTGCTTCTTTGTCTTGAAGATCCCGCAAGATATTATGGCAAGCCACCAGGAGATGCCATTGATATTATTAATATTGCTATTAACGCTATTCAAGCTAACAGAGTTTTTTTTAAAGGATTTAATCAACGTATTGAAAAATCCCCATGGTTTCAAGGCAGATACATTGCTAAAGCAAACATGGTTGAGTTTGACAAAGGCATCACAGTTCACTCTGGTCACTCTGAACGTGAAGCATGGGAAGGTTATAACGTACTTGTAGTTATTCTTGACGAAATTTCAGGCTTTGAACTTGAATCAACTTCTGGACACGAACAAGCAAAAACTGCTGGATCAATATATAAAATGTATCGTGCATCTGTGAACTCTCGTTTTCCAGACTTTGGTAAAGTAATTTTACTTTCATTTCCACGTTTTAAGAATGATTATATTCAACAAAAATATAACGAGGCGGTGGCTGAAAAAGAAGTTGTTCTTAGACATCATAAATTTAAGGTAGATTCAGATTTGCCAGATGGTACAGAAGGAAATGAATTTGAAATGGAATGGGAAGAAGACCATATTGTTTCATATAAAGTTCCCAGAATGTATGCCTTAAAAAGACCCACATGGGAAATTAATCCAACAAGAACTATTGATGATTTTACTATTGACTTTTATACAGATCCAACTGATGCTCTTTCTCGTTTTGCATGTATGCCTCCAGATGCAACAGATGCTTTTTTTAAAAGCAGAATGGTAATTGAAAAGGCTTTTAGTAATCCTAAATTAAATGTAGATTCATATGGAAGATTTGATGATGATTTTAAACCCAATCCAGATCGCACATATTTTATGCACGTTGACTTGGCTCAAAAACATGACCATTGTGCAGTAGCATTAACACACGTTGAAGGCTGGGTAACAATGAAAATTGGTGAACAGTATAAAGAAGCTGCACCAAGGGTTATAGTTGATGCAGTTAGATATTGGACCCCAACAGCTTCAAAATCTGTTGATTTTACAGAAGTTAAAGATTATATTACAAGTATTAGAGAGCGTGGTTTTAATTTAAAACTAGTTACATTTGACCGTTGGAATTCACATGACATGATGCAACAACTTGGGGTACACGGAATTAAAACAGAAATTCTTTCTGTTGCTAAAAAACATTATGAGGATATGTCTCTTACTTTGACTGAAGAAAGATTGCACGGACCAAAAATTCAATTACTTATTGATGAATTGCTTCAACTTCGTATTGTCAAAGATAAAGTAGACCACCCTAGAAAGGGTTCTAAGGACCTTTCAGATGCTGTTTGCGGTGCAATATATAATGCTATAGTACTTACTCCACCAGAAAGAGATCAAGAGGTAGAAATCTATACTTATTCTGGGGTATTTGCTGATGAAATTGCACAACTTAAAGCAGAATCAGATGCAAGATTAAAGCATACTATTAAAATGCCAGAACGGCGGGAGATGCCACAAGATATTAGAGATTTTTTTGATGATGAAGATAGTGAATATAAAGATATAGTTGACAACTTTAAAATACTATAGTAGACTGACGCATATAACAACAAACAAAGGATAAAAAATGTTAGCAAATGGAACTATGAAAACCATTGAAGATGAAAATGATATTTATATTAGTTTAACAGCACTTTGTGAATATTTTGCACAATCTGCTGTTAATATGAAACAAGAAATTAAACATGCGGACCCAAGAGACAAAAGATACGCAGCTGGATTATATGATATGATGCATACAATTGCTGAAGAAACAGTTGAGCTTGGAAAATTTGAAGCACAACGTAGAATGATTGAAAGTCCAGAAGATCTTCTTAAAATGATTGACAAAAACCCATTTGGCAAGGTAGATTAACAGCATTGGTCTGTAGCTCAGTTGGTAGAGCACCCGACTGTTAATCGGGTTGTCGCAGGATCGTAGCCTGCCAGACCAGCTAATAAATTATTAACTAATTAATGAAAAGAGTATAATTATGAATATGACAGCGGAAACAGTAAAAGAGC